TTCTTCTGTTCTTCTTCCGAACGTAGCGTTCTATTTACGTTCTCTTTGCGTTCGGTTTTTTCATCATCTGCGTTCGATTTTCCAGTAAATTCTGTGCCGTAGTTTCGCATTCGATAATCCTTTGCGCGTTTCGAACTGCTGACAGGTGCGTTACGTTTTTTGAAGTTTGTAACGTACCAAACTCCATCAACATTTATGTCAACAATTCCGGTTTTTCTAATGTTTTCGAGGTCGGTTATGATCGCCTTCTCAGACTTATTTAGTTGCCAGGCTATCTCTGAAGTGTTAGGTAGTAAACCTTCTTCACCTTGTTGCCCAGCGAGTAAAAACAGTTCAATAACGCGCCTCCACAATCGGTCTGGTAGCATACCCATCTTTGGATCACGAAGTATGTCAAACCAGAGTTTCATCCAATAATTATTAGATGCCATAGCGTCCACCTAAAACAATCCCATTTGCGGCGCTTTGTTTTCCAGTTCCAACCGCGCCGGAATGTGCGCCTGTTCGATCACCTTGCGCCGCGCTCGAAGCTCATTCTCGCGGCTCAATAACTCGTTCGCCACATGCCAGCGTTCCTGCTCATTAGCGATAATCCAACGGCCAGCTTTGCCAGCGTGAGCGCCAATCGGCCAACCGTGGTCTTTCACCAGCACCTCCAGAATGTCGCGTACCTGGCGCTCTCCTAATCCACATCGCGCCACAAGCGATTCAAGCCTGACCGCGTTCTCTTGCCCCACGTGCTCGCTCATGACCGCAGCAACAAGTCGTATGTCGGCTTCCTTGATTTCGGCGGATTTCAGTCGGTAATAGTCGTTAGGGTTCATAGCAGCCCTCGCTCAATCGCTCTGGTTTCGGCGGTTGTTACAGCTTTCTCACTCACGCCCAACTTTTGCGCGATCCAGAACCGGCTTCTCTTTTCAGATCGCCACTCTGCAACACATTGAAGTTTGTCGTCTGTCACGGCATAACGCGGTGGTGCAGGTTGTTTCTTCTTCGGCTGTGGAATTACGCCGAATGGAATTGAATAGTATTTTTTGATTCGCCCCCAGTTAGGCTCAAGCGATGATGTAACCAGCATCCCTTGAAACACGTGGAAGTAAGGGTCTCGTTCCTGACCTTGCTCAAACCGGTTACATTCTTCGAACTGGAATCGGTACGCCTCGACCAGTGGTACGTCAACTGCTTCACAAGTGCCGATGTCCGGGTTCTCGAATAGCCGATTCCAGTGTTTGCAGGTCAGGCAGTTCATGCTTTCCTCACACTTACGCTCGGTGACCCTTCGGTTCTAAATTGCACGATTTCCGGGTGTGCCAGCGCGTAACCGTCCAGGGCTTTGGTATCCCAACTAACGCGCGGCTTGGACCAAACAAAGCTGTGGTAAGTTCCTTTGACCGTGCGACCAGCGGATAAAACTTCCTGCTTGATTTCAGATTCCAGCATCGATTTTTGTTGCGAAAGTGTGTCAATTTTTGGGTCAAATTCCGCGTCAATTTCTGCCAGTTTTTCTTTGATTTCTGGTGTCAAAACTTCGTCAATTAGTGCCTGTTTTTCTTGATGAATCAGGTCGATTCCGAACCCGATGTCTGAATATTTTTCAATTTTTTCGTAAATGTCCATCTCAATCTTTCTGCTGGTCTACAACGCCGGCCAGCAGGCGGCGGTAAAGGAGAGGGAAACCCGCTCAAATTGACTTGTCTGCGCGTGCCTTCAAGATCACGCCTATTGCCAGTTTCTTTTTGAGATACTCGGATCGTTTTTCGTCGTCCACGCCGTTTTGTAGACCCTTATTGATGCCGATCACCATCTTCTGCAAGGTGTCGCTGTCTATGTCGCCATACTTTACGCCCTCGCTGTTCTCAATAGCCATAGCGCGTTCGATGGTCATAATGTCATCGTTAGCTTGCGCTTCTGGCTTTGTTCTGGCAGGCTTGCGCGTTGGCTCTGGCTTATTGCCGTCACCGTCTTCGTCGGAATAGATACCCAGTATTGAAGCCAGGCTGTACCGGCGAAGATACGTTACAATAGAACCTGCAACCTGCGCGGATGACTTGCCTTTTTCTTCGCCAATAGGCATTGAGATAGAACTGCTGATCCATTCGCCGGATGTGTGCATTAGCACGGTCTCAACCCCAGCCACCCCGTCTTCGCCAAAAGTGAGTTGACTGACCGAAAGGCCGTGCTTCGCGATCACGGGTCGCGCCCCCGCTATGATCGCGCCTAAACTGGCATAGTCGTTTTTGAGAAACGGATTCTTGCTGTCAAACTTGATAGCAGGCATTTCCGCTTGCGTCTTAGATAAGGCTGCTGATAGATTCTGAATTGATTCTGACTTGTTCATTTTGCTCCTTTCATTGCTTGCTCATAAACCTTCGATTTGATTTTTTCTAACTGCTTGATCTGGTCGTCTATTTCTTCAAGCTCAATAACCGGAAGCGGCTCAATGTCGCACATCCTGATATATCGGGCGGTCAATATTTCGATTTCATTTCTTACCCTCGCATACTCAACTGGCATTCCACGAGTGTTAGGCTTCGGCCAGTAGAACACGTCAGGGTCTCGTGAGGTCAAGTTGATTAGAACGGTCATCTTCCCCTCCGCTCACGTCTTGTCTCGATGATGCCTGCCACAACTGCGGCTATCAACATCGGTATGCAGAAAATTGCCCAACCTACTATGAAATCAAACAATTGGTCTAACATTTCTGCTCCCCTCTAAAATGGGATGTCTTCATCATCTGCCAGCGGGTTGTAATGCGCCCACTTGTGAGCAGCCTGGTACGGAAACGTCGCGTAGCAGCTCATGCACGTCGTGCTCTTCGGCGACTGCTCGTGCTCGTTGCCGAAGCGATCGTCATCCAGTAAGCCGCCGCACCAGGGACACTCAGTCAGGCCGTCTGCGAATACGATTTGTTCAACTGCGGTGTGTGTTGTCATCTCATGCCTCTTGCGCGTCCGATACGGATATGCTGAAGTCTCGTCCGCACTTTAGGCATTCGTACGTCCGCCGGCCTGTGCCGCGTTCGCTTGGTATCACCTTCAGCGCGGTATTAAAAGACCCACAATGCGGGCAAGGTGGGTTGCTGCTTTTGTACTGCTCTCTTTGGGATAATCTGATCTCTTGCGTGTCAAACATTTTGCTCCTTTTCTCGTTCTAACTTTTCTGTAACCGCTTTCCTGATATACTCACTTCGGTTGCCATTTGAGACTCTATCAACCTGTTCAATCAAGGTCTTTGGCAGTCTGAATGCCGTTAATACTGTTTCTGGTTTCTTCATAAGCTCCTTTTCTAAGTATTGTTTCTGAT